TGCAAGTTCGCCGTTGGATCACCACTCAGTGTAAGCAGTCCTGTCATAGTATCACCTGCTTTGCTTACTTTGGTTGCAATGTTATTGGTAACAGTTGTAGCAAAGTTAGGATCATCTCCCAATGCAGCCGCCAGTTCGTTTAGGGTATCCAATGTACTAGGTGCGCTGTCTACCAAAGACTCTGTGGTTGCATTTGTTTCCCAAGCACCATTTCTATAAATTTCAAACTGGTTGGTGGTTGTGTTGTAAATCATATCTCCGTTGGTTGGAGTCAGTGCATTTCTTTGTGTAGTGGTCAAACTTGCCAGTCTCAAAGGTGTGTCTTTTACAATCACTGCACCAGTAGCGTCTAGTTCAATGTCTTGAGCGGCTTGTATAACACTTGTTGAACCTGCACCAGTCACCGTGAGACTGTTTACATTCATATCAAATGTACCATCTGTAAGTTTTTCGTTGAGTGTAATAGTTCCACTGGCGTCAGGTATAATGATATCTCTGTCAGCTGTTACAGCCGTTGCTTGTAATTTTGCTTCATGATCATCAGGCACTGTGCCTTCAAAAATAAGTTTAGTTCCTTGACTGATCCATATATTATCAGTAGGGTAAAAGACGATATCCTGATCGCCTCTAAGTTCTAAGTCTCTACCACTGGCTTTGATTGTTGTCATTTGAAATACTCCTGCTGTACGTATTTATTCACTAGTCATAAAAAAACAGGACCCGTAGGTCCTGTTTCTGTTTGGGTATAATACCTAATATTAGGTAAATGCAAGTTGACCTGTTGTTACAGCAATCTTTGCTAGGTAGTCAGCCGCATTACCAAGCGAGCTTGCTTGGTTGCTTAGTTCTACGTAACCGTAACGTGTCATAAAGCTAACTACTGGCTCAAATGTGCTTGGGTCAAGCACTGTGCCACTTGACATTAGAGGAATGTATGGGCAGTAGAACGCAGCCGCATCAGTTTCTGTTGCGCCTTTGTAACCTACTAGTACGTCATCATTAGCGGCGTACTGGTTCACATAAATTCTCATTGTGCCGTTTAGAGTACCTACAAACTTTGTGTTTGTTGGTGCTTCAAATGTACCTTCTGTGCTACGTGCAAATGCGCTTGTTGTCGCACTTTGTAGAACTGTTAGTACTGTTGGGCTTACAACTGCCCAGTTACCTGCGCCACGACGTGTACGTGCGGCAATTAGGTTTGCGTTCTTGTTGATTAGAACTGCAAGAGCGGCATGCTCGTCACCAACGAATGTTGCTGTACCACTTACACTACCTTGTGCGTATGTGTCTGCGGCTGCACCAGCAAGACTTGTTAGGCTTGCAATGATCTCTTGATCGATTTCAGCAGTAATCTCTTGTGCAAGTGCTTGCATGATTTCTGCTTCAACATCTAGACCGTGCATGCTTTGTGCGTCTTGCGCGGCTTCGAAAGTCCAACGTGCTGATAGCTTACGTGTTTTAGCTTCAACAGTTTGTTTTAGGACTTGGATGCTCATTTTCTTACCAGCTTCACCTTCTAGAGTTGAAGTCTGAGCACCTTGGTTAGTTGTTGCGTTACCTGAGTAACCTGTTGCAATTGCGAATGGGCTTAGTGCTTCATCGCCTGCTGTTGCGCTGTCAAATGTTTCAGCGTAACGTACACGAAGTGTGTGAATTTGACCAACTGGGCCTGTCATAGGCTGTACACCAACGATCTCGTTGGCGATAACAGTTGGCATAACACGTCTAATCACTGGAAGAATCACTTTGTTAAGTGTTGCAACGTTACCACTTTGAGTAGCACCTGCAGTCACGGCCTCTGAGAGGTATGCTTTAGTGTTCTCAAGTGTTGTTTCCATAACTTGCTTTTTGGTTCCAGTTAGACCGTCTGTTAGGGCTGTTTTAGTTTCTGCCCAATTTTCCATTAGGTTGTCTGCCATTTTCGGTCTCCTTAACTAATACCGGCTAGTTTTTGAAGGTAAACAATATCAGCTGTCTTGCTGTCAGCTGATGCTGTAGCTTCTGCCTTGTTTCCAGTGATTTCTGTAGTAGATTCACTAAGTACCTTCTTTTCTGGTTTTTTCGCATCTTCCTTCAATACTGATGGTAGATACTTGTTGAATGCGCCTTGTAGCTTGTCAGTTTTTACGCTTTCAAGCAACGCACCCATTATTTCTTTGTGGTCTTTGCTGAGCGGTGCCATCATTTCTTGCATAATTTGCTTTCTTTCGGCAGTATCAGCGGCAATACGTGCGGCTTTCGCACTTTCTGCTAGCTGTACTTCTTTGTCAGCAATGGCTTTGTTTTTGTCTTCAACTTCACTAGTGAGAGTTTCCACTACTTTGTTCAACTTAGCAACTTCTGTTCCTTCGTTGAGGTAGCTTGTCATAAACTCAGCGGCAAACGTTTCGAAAATCTTACGTCCAAAGGTATTTTCTTTGGCTGATTTGATATCTTCACGCAGTGTAGTAAGTTCGCTCTTGATAGTATTTTCAAGAACAGTATTGATCTTACTTGCGGCTTTGTTTACAAAGTCTTTTCTAGTTTGATTGATGACTTCTTTGCCTTCTTTGATCATTTTGACCTTCGCTTCAACTAGTGAGCGTTTGTCTTCATGAAACTCGTTGAGCTCTTTAGTAAGTTGCTCCATAACAAAACCCTCTAATTGGGCCATGTTAGTTTCTTGCAACTTGCGGTCTTCGCGAAGTTCGTTAATTTCTTTGCGAAGTGTATCCATCACAAATGAATCAAGCACTTTAGCATGCTCTTTCATGTGTTTGCGATATGCTACACGATCTTCTGCAACTTTGGCTTTGTCTTCTTGGAACTCTGCGAGTTCTTTTGAAATAACATCACCAATCATTGTATCCATGGCTTCGACCATTTGCTCTTTGTCATTTTCATAACGCTGTGCAAATTCTTCTCTAAGTTCAGCTGTGATTGACTCACGAGCTTCCGTTAGTTGTGTGTCCCAAGCCTCAGAAATCGAAGATCTAACCTCTTCGGAGAGCGCACTTGAGCTTAATAGTTCATCCATTGCATGAGCCATATTAATCTCTCCTATATCTCAGGTTTTTGATAAAGTTTGTCACCTCTTCCTGGAGATAACGTTGTGCTCTGTTGTCGTGTCCAACTGCGCTAGCGACATCCATCAACACATTACCCCGACTATGATTCATAATTCTTTCATAAATTGGATCGGGATAAGCATCCGGAGCACTTGGATTTGCAACGATATCAACAGTGATAATCTCAAAATCTTTGACTATCCCGTTTTCGTTTACATTGCCACTGCCTCTGCTTGACACGCCTAGTTTTACGCCACTTTCCAATAGGGTTTTACAAATATTTCCCATTGGTGTTGGCAATATTTTCAGCTTACCAATACCATTTGCACCGTCTGTATCCATTTCAGTGATCATGTGACTTACACGATCCAAATTGATATTTAGGTCATCTGGGTGATCAGCTTCGCCTAATACTGAATATCCACCTTTGATTTTTTCATTGATTGCTTTTACAGCATTATGAATTTCATCTTTGGTGTATATACGATTATTTTGATTGCGTACATCGCCTTCAATAAAGATACCCTTCATGTACAGGCTTTTGCCACCGTTAGCTTCTTCAATAGCTTCGGTGACAATGTGTGCCTGATTGTAAGTTAGGTGTTCTTTGAGCGAGGTAAACATATTACTTCATTCCTCTGATTGGACTGTCGGACTTGTTGTCTTCGCTTTTTGGAGCAGGAGCGGCACTAAGGTCGCCTGCTTCTTGAGGTCCGTCATAACCCATGTCCTTAGCGGCTGGAGCAGGTCTACCTTTCTCGTCGCCACCTGGTGCTGAGTGTGCTTTTGCATCGTTAGGTGCTTTTGCATTACCTGCAACTGGGCTACCTTTGTCGCTTGAATCACTGTGCGATACGTTGACTGCTGTCATTGTTGCACCTTCTTCTACTGCTTCGACTTCCTCGACAGGCTCAGCTGATTCTTCCATTTCTGGCTCTTCATCACCTGGTTCTTCGTCGCCCATCATGTCAGCAAATGCGGCACGTAGTTCTGCAATTGCATCTTCTACATTGTCCATTGCTTCTTCAGCGTCAGCGGCTTCGCCTTCGCCTTCTTCACCGTCAGCATCCATATCCATTGCTAGATCCATTTCTGCTTCTGGTTCGTCCATGTCCTCATCGTCCATGATTTCTTCGTCTTCAATCTCTTCTTCGGCTGTTTCGATATCATCAAGGAAATCTTCTTCAGCATCAGAAGCGTCAATCGCTTCTTCTACTTCGTCGTCCTCTGAATCGTCATCAGCTTCATCAAGATCGATAGTTTCATCTAGATCCTCTTCTTGAATCTCGTCTTCTACTACTTCGTCAGTTTCAGTGATACTTGACCAATGTGTTTTGGCTTTTTCAACAAATACTGTGTGCAGAAGATCGGCGGCTTTGTCTTGCTCGTCGTTTACGAGATACTCGAGAACCTTTACTAAAGATTCCTTGTGTTCGCTCATATCTTTCTCCTTAAAAAATTACAGGCTTACCAAGATGGTTTACATCTATATTTACAATACCAAGACGTTTTACTTGAAAAAAGGCCCAAAAAATGGGTATTTTATTATTTTCTTTCGAAGATAAGTAAAAAATGTTTGGATTTAGCCTTGTGTAGCTGGTCTAGCGTATATCTTTTTTACACGATCCAGTCTAGTAGCAACTTCCATATTATGAACTTCACGCTGTTTTCTCAGACGATTTAGATGCTTTAGTGTAAGACGTGATTTACGCACATCATCAATTTTTCTATTATTATAGTTGTCATCTTCAGCGTCATAATATTCGTTTAGTATTTCTGTGCTACGCATTTTCATCTCCCGTAGGTGCCGCTTCTGCTCCACTG